ATGCCGTCAAGCACTTGCTTTAGAAGTGGGGGATTGGTTCTATAAAGACAAAATGATTTCCGTATCTGATGTACCAGCAGATACTAAATCCAAAACAGAAAAATTCTTTTGCTTATTCGAATTTACCTTGTTTGTAAAAAAACAATTTAGCAGTGATATAGAATTGATGTACGAATTACACAAAGCAACAGACACGCTTTATAAAAACGTTTTCAAACCTCGGCAGGATTTATCCACCAGGAAATTATAATGAAGCTGCAAGCCAACGAATTATTTGAAAAAATAAGAGACAAAATCCTGGAGGAAAAAAGATATATTTTCCTGCGAGGTTCCTCCCGTTCTGGTAAAACCAGAGCAGCCATTCAAATATTAATTGTTGAAGCTTTAGTTCAACCAAAACTCACTATCACAATCGCACGCGAAACCCAGGTGTCAATCAAAAATACAATCCTGGTAGACTTCCAAGAAGAAATGGAAAAACTTGATTTGTGGGATGAAAAATCTTACAACAAGGTTGACATGCTTTTCAAATTTAAAAATGGCTCTACGGTCAGATTTATAGGCTTAGACGACAAGACAGGAAAGCTTCGCGGAATGAAATCAGACATCGTTATGGTTGATGAGGTCAACACGATTGAAATGAACAGCTTTGTTCAACTGGACATCCGAACAGAGAAATACATAATTACAGCTTATAATCCACAAATCCCGACTGATTGGTGGGGCCTTGATTACGAGAAAAAAGATAAGGGTTGTGTTTTAATCTCAACGTGGAGAGAAAATGCATTCCTGGACGAACGGATAATAGAAAGCATAAACTCACTCAAGGAAACAGACCATGACCTTTGGTTAATTTATTCTGAATCCCAGATTGTCCCCCCACGTGAAATCGTATACCAAAAACCAGAAATCTACGAGGGGGAACCACATGGTACAAAATACACTTACTATGGATTGGACTTTGGTTTTAGTTCAGACCCAGCCGCACTGGTGGAGGTCAAAGTCAGGGACAAGGATTTATTTGTACGTGAGCTGATATATCAACAGGGATTAACCAATGATGACTTATTGCATCTGATGCGTAACGAACACAACCTGGACCGCACACATGACATTGTGGCCGACTCTGCTGAACCAAAATCAATCGAAGAACTCAACAGGGGGGGACTAAAAGTACGTGGTTGCTCTAAAGGCGCTAACTCAGTTTTGTTTGGTATACAGAAAGTCAGACAGCACAAAATTTATGTGCATAAAGATTCAACAAACCTCATCCAGGAGTTTGAGAACTACCGCTACAAAAAAGACCGTTCAGGAAGGGTAACCAACCAGACACAAGGCCTGGACCACTTACTTGACGGACTACGCTATGTAGTAGCAGAATTCATACATAACAAACCAAAAAAATTCGCGATAATATGATTGAAATTTTAATTGATGGTAAAGTACAAAAGGTTAACACAGAGATGACCATTGAGCTTTATCAGACCATACAAAAAAACCCACTTAAATATACCAACCCTTCAGAGATGCTAGCCCTCTATTTGGGTATTACGGTTGAAGAATTAAAAGACCTACCGGTAGACCAAATCAGATTTGTGGAGGGAGTTCTATCTTCACACATCCTTAGACCAAACCCTGACGATGTTGTTTTTACATTTCAATTCGATGGTGTTACCTATGGTCTGGAAAATGATTGGGGCAATATGAAGTGGGGGCAATGGGTTGACCTGGAGGTATTCTCCCAACAAGATAAAATAACTGATTCAATCCACATAATAATGGCATTGCTATATCGCCCTGTTGTTGTAGAAAAAGGGACGGAATATAAGCTTGTGGATTTTAAGTCAGCCGAGGTTATGGAGAGAGCTGAAATGTTTAGAAAAAATCTACCAATAGCTTATTGGTTTGGCTGTGCCAATTTTTTTTTTCTCATCGCAAAAGAGTACATTACCAATATAGAAAATTCTACGAAAGCGAAGATGAAGCTAATCAGGTTAATGAAACCGATAACGAAGATACTCCCCAAATGGCTCCATCCGAAGGTGCTGCGCGATTCTACTTCAACCTAACATATACCCTGGCGAAAGAGGACATAACCAAATTCGAACGCATCAATGACAGCAATGTATATTTATGTTTGAACACTGCATCACTTATTAAAGACCGCATAGTTCAACAAAAAAATGAATTGCAAAAAATGCAAAATCAACCTAAAGAAATACGATGAATTATTACATAACTTTTCATAGGGTCTTGGACCTGATACAAGAATTTCAAAAACAGAGTCCAATTCTCAATACATTCGCTTATGGAAATTTGGTTGATTTTGGACAGCTTCATGTCTCTGGTGGTACCGTAGAATACCCATTCTTATTTGTGGTTCCTCAGAGCATTCAATACGACGAAAACACAACAACATACCAGTTGTCTTTAATATTCGCTGACATCTTAAATTATGACCTCTCAAACGAAAAGGATTGCGTCAGCGATATGAGCTTGGAAGCAAAAAGATTTCTGTCTTATTTAAAGAGGGGGATTCACACATTTCCAGATTTATACGACAATCTAGATATAAATTTTCCAGTACAAGCAATACCATTTTTTGAAAGATTTGGTGACCATGTTGCAGGTGTAGCAATGGATTGCAATTTAATAATATTCGAGGATTTGAACGCTTGTGATTATTATGAAAGTTCTCCGACCCCAACGACAACATTAACTCTGACACCAACCCCAACTATAACTCAAACACCAAGCGCAAGCTAAGATGGAAGACCAGCTTGAAATTCAAAACGGAATTACTCAGTTGCTTACACAAGCAATCAGAGGCGAACTTTTGATTAGTAGACCTTCAAGAGCTTATGATGGTAGATTTAAACCAGTAAAGGGGGGACCAACCCCAGTTTCAAATAGAAACTATACAGGAAGATTATTTGATAGCGTCACCGTAGAATTCATTGAGCTGGATGATGCAATAAGATTGCAAGTATCCTTCCCAGGAGCACCGGAATGGTATTGGGTTAACTATGGTAGAAAAGGTAAGCAGCAAGACCCAGGATTAAAATATCCCCCCTTATCAGCAATCGACAGATGGGTTGTTGCAAAGCCAGGAATTAATTTGGCTGTTCGTGATAAACAAGGACGGTTCATTGAAAGAAAATCACTTGTATATTTAATCCAAAGGTCTATCGGTGAATATGGATATTATGGTATCAAATTCGTTGACCGAGCCATACAAAAAACAAGCAGAAAACTGGAAGAAGAATTGGGGGCCTATGCTGCATCTTATTTCCAAGAAATAATAAATAGAAACATTCTGGTAGGACCAGTTCAAGTAAAATGAGTTTAACAATCGTAGATTCTCCACAACCATTTCAACCTGTATTATCAGATGGGTTGTATTTCACTTTATCATCAGCAACCTATGATACATCAACCACATTCAAATTCAGGTTCGTATATGACCTTTATGTTGAAGGAGAAAGAGTTTTTCAGGGAAAGTGTTCCCCTAACCCATTTGGTGTGGGAATTGTTGACCTACAACAAATCCTTGAATCTTATACAAATTCTCTACCCGTATCATACTGGAATGATGTCCCAATCTACACTCACGAAACTTTTCCATTCAGCAGACCTGCAAATGAAGAAACGATAGGATACCAAATTATTGCTGGTTATGAATATGCTGATAGTGAAATCGCAGGCGTAACTGGTTTCACTGGCATCGGTGATATCGTAGGACCTCCAGCAACCCTTAGCAAAGTATACAAAACATTTAGGTCAACAATGGGTACCAACCCAAGAGCCACTCAACAGAATTTTAACATAGGTCCTTTTGTTTTATCAGGGACACCATTGAGCGTCAATCCAACCACATCAGGATTATTCTTGACCAATGCCCCAAGAATTATGGATATGTCCCCAGAGGACTATTTCGTGCTTGGTTTCACAAACTACTATCTGCAGTCTGGAACCACGCCAACAATCCTATCTGAACCTTATTACGTAGAATACAATTTCTATGATGATAACGCGCAATTAATTCAAACCAGCAGGTATGACAACATTGTGCAAAACGGAGGGGGACCAAGAGCAAATGGTTGCGATGTGTATCAAGCATTATATGTGATTGACCCTTGGACTGGAACAAATTTTAACACATTATATGTTGGTGCTGGACCGGCAAACATTCCAGTATTGCCACCAAACTGCGTGCAATACACGGTTCAATTATTTGGGGGATTTGAGGGTGAAACAAGTCCAATTGCAGCTACCCCAACCCCCACTCCAACACCAAGCTCTACGGCAATTATTCCTGCAACACCATCTTCAACCCCAACACCAACACCAACACCGTTCTGTGCGAACTGTGATTCTTATTCAATTCAATACACAGGATTGAGTGAATTTGGTAGCGCAACCTATGTAAAATGTGATACAGGAGCATCAACCAATTTCAAGCCATTACCTGGGCTTATTTATCAAGTTTGTTCTTGTACTACCCCAACTGGTTTTGAAATTGATGTGCAAAATCTAGGTGACTGTTTCCCAACGGTCTCACCAAGTCCAACACCCACACCATCATCAACTCCTGATTGTTTCTTATCTTGGAATATCAGCGAATGTGTCGGAGGTACATGTCCTGGTGGAGTGTGTGGTTGCGATACACCAACCTCAAGAACTGTTTATACTGATTGCTCGGTAACAAACATCCTGAATCCTTCAACAGAGCTATATGAAAATACGGCATTAACAAATCCATTCACTGGTGATTTCCAAAGAAGTGGGGCAATCTGGAATTCATTTGGTTCAGGTGTCAGCTTCGTTTGTAACATCGGTTCATTCTGCTAAAAATTATTTAAAATGGCTATAGTTCCACAACCAGTCCCAACGACATACATAACCGGAATCTGCTCTGGGTATACACCCATAAGCGAGGTATTCACATTCAATGTTGAATGTCAACCAACACGTTCACAGAATCAGCATTTTCAATTGGCATGGATTAACCGATATGGTCAAATGGACATCTATCGTTTTTTATTCAACAGATACCAGGGTCTAGATATTTCCAGGCAGAGCTATAAATCCTGGAACATAGATTGGGGGTCACCCAATCCAGTTAAGACACAATATTCAAGGGGATTGAATGACAGTGAGGTTGTCATGAATGAGACCGTCATTGTCAATTCAGGCTTTGTAAATCAACCAACATTCCAATGGCTGGAAGAACTCTGGACATCAAACGATGTATATGAAATTCAGATGAACGGGGGCTTAGCTCCTGTGAATATTATCAACACAGAATTTGAGAAAAAAATCCAGGGTAACCGGACCATGTACAATTTAGAACTCCAATATTTATACTCCAATAATATCCAACTCCTAGGTAGATAAAAAATGAATACATCCCTTATAGTACAAATTTCAGGGAATACT